CGGGAGGGGACCCGGGAGGGGTGCGGAAAGGCGACCCCGGCGGACTGCTTCCGGGACTGCTTCCGGGACTGCTTCCGGGACTGCTTCCCCTTACCCCGCTGTCAGGAGATCCGGGGGCTGTATCCGGGGCCGCAGCTTATCCGCAAAACCGTCCGCAGCTTGGCCGCGAAAGTCGTCCGCAGCCTATCCGCAAAACCGTCCGCAGCCTATCCGCGAAATGGGGCCGAGGTGGGACCGCAGCTTATCCGAAAAACGGGGTCGAGGTGGCGGCGCAGCTTATCCGAAAAAACGGGCCGCGGCTTATCCGAAAAACCACGGTCAAAAATGGATTCTCAGGGTAAATGGATTCTCAGGGTAAATGGATTCTTAAGGGAAATGGATTCTTAAGGGAAATGGATTCTTAAGGAAATGGATTCTCAGGGTAACCCGTTACGGGTTGTCGCGACTGGTGGTGAGCCGCGTTTTTCGCTTCCCTGGTTTGCCGACATGACACAAAACGGACCCCGTCCATTCTGGCACGGGGTCCGTTACTGTCGGGTCCAACCAAGTCGCTACTTCGTATAGACCGCGACCCTGTCGAGCCATACCCGGAAGCCAGAGGTGCCACAACTAGGGTTCACGGTCTTCCGCACCTTGATGCGATGCTTGAATCCCGGCTCGGGCAACCACCGTGCCCGAATCGCCAGTAACCCGGCGTTGTACAGCGATGAACGCAAATTCTTCTCGGTCGATGTGGCGTCGGACATCGGCACAAAGAAGCTGTCGCCAACCCCCATGTTCCTGAACGGGTACTTTGTCCGAGTTTCCTCTGGAATCGGAATATCCTTACTTACGGCGTAACTCATGTCTTGCATCCTTGGTTAGTGCCTTGCCATTGCGAAGGAGGACTATAAGCCAGTAGCGCATCTTGGACAAGTCCGACCCCAAACCCTAGCGCCTTAGCCGTTTGTTGCGCCCCGCTGCGGATAAGATGCTGCCAACAGGGCGCCAATCCCCTATTGCCTTGGTCAATCGCCAACGCTACTGTGTATCTCCTTCAGCCGGGATCACGCATGGAAAAAACACCACAGCGCCCTAACGACGATTGGGCGCGGGCGTCTCTCCGGGACGCCATCGACGCCACGGGACTAACCGTCTCAACTTACGCGACCACCATTCTGGTGCGGACGCCATCCACGGTATACCGATGGCTCAACGGGCAGCGCCCCGTTCCGAAAGTCGTCCGGGAATTCTTGATCGGAGATTGGCGGATTCTGGGGAGCGATCCCGAATGACGAGTCGCAAGCTCATCAGCCTCACGTTAACGGAGAATGAGGTGCCAACCGCCATTATTCTATGGTCGGCAATGGCCCTCTTTTATACCGGCGCGGTAGCAGGCTTGGCGGCAGCATCTTACAGCACCAACCCAAGCGCGTTTCTGGGAGTTGCCCTCCTGCTCTTGGCGCTGACGGTAGCGTCACTGACGGCATCTGTCGTCTGGCACTGGGATCGTATTAGCAATCGGCGCGAGAGGCTCGTAGACATTCTGGAGGCGTACACAGCTATGGCCAGGGACATGGGCCAAGCAGAAGCAGAGGCGGCAAGCACATCCACCACAGAAGGGAGGTAGCGGCAATGCCAACCAAGGCACTGACGGCAGGTAGCATTTGGCAGACGTTAAGCAAGATTAACGTGAACGAATTCACGGAGAGCAAGGGGGGATTGACCTACTTGAGTTGGTCCCACGCATTCCGCTTGATGATGGAGAATTACCCGGAGTTGACCATCAAGTGGATGGGGACGACGGATAGCAACGGCGTCACAAGAGATGTGACGTACTACGAGGGCGGGACAGCCACCGTGTCCTGCTCCGTCACCGTGGGAGATGTTACCCGGGAGATGTGGCTACCCGTAATGGACTTCCGCATGAAGAGCATTCCGCATCCGTCGTCGAGGGATATTTCGGACGCAAAAATGCGTTGTATGGTTAAGGCATTCGCCCTCTTGGGATTGGGCATCTACATCTACAGCGGCGACGGGCTCCCACATGAGGACGTACCCGCACCGAAGGCGAAGGCGCAGCCCAAGGCTAAGCCCAAGGCCAAGGCCAAGGCCAAGGCCCTTGAAGCCGACCACACAAGACTTACAGAGGAGGCCATGCTCAAGCTGTGCGGGCTTCTCGACGCTTGCGAAGCTCACGGGGGTGTGGACGCCAAGACGCTGAATGCGGCGGCGGCGGTTGTCGAGGCTCGCGGGCCACTTGAGCGAGCAGAGGCGGCAATCGCCCATCTCGAAAAAGAGATATCCCGTGTCTGACTACGACGACCCCGGCGATCAGAATGTTCACACGCCGAAGCCCATAGCGCGTTGTCAGGATACTATTGATATGTTCGGTGACGCTCAGTCGAAGGCCGCGAAGGTCGAGGCGGTCAACCGGGTGGAACGCAACTCTGACGAAGCGTGGATGGATGTCGCCTTCAAGGTGGTCGTCGCCTTGTCCCGGGCTCGCGCCGAGTTCACGACCGACAGCGTGTGGAGAAGGTTAGACTCCGCGCCCCATGAGCCCCGCGCTATGGGGGCCGTCATGCGACGGGCGGCGAGGGCGGGCCTGTGCGTGAAGACCGACCGGGTCGTTGAGTCCAAGAAGGTATCCAACCACAGGCGACCGATTGCAATCTGGCAGTCCTTATCTTTACTCAAGAAGGGGGGAGCATGAGCAAGGTGACTTTCGATTTCGTAGGCGGCGACGACGAAAAGAACAAGCGCATAGAGGACGCCATGCAAAAAGAACTGGCGAGACTTGGCACCGACCCGTATCGCACTCCAGAGCAGAGGCGACGGGAGGCTGAGGTTGACCGAGAGTACGACGACCAAGAGTAAGTCCCTCCTAATGTCCCGGAAAAGTTTCAAAAGATTTTCGGGGTCACGTTTCGATTGAGGGCCAGTAGGGTTTTCACTAAGTAGTTCACCCAGCATCACACCAGCAAAGGATTAGAATCATGTCGAACGATGAGAAAGTGTTTCCCCGTGGCTTGTTTGTCTCAGCACCTCGCTCCTCCGCCCCGGATTTCGTTAAGGGCCGCATTTCGATCCGAGTCGAGGACTTCATATCATTCTTGGCCGAGCGAGCAGATCAAGATTGGCTCCGTATCGACATCAAGGAAGGCTTCAAGGAAGACGAAGAGGGGAACAAGAAGTGGTACTCTCAGGTGGACACATGGCAGAAGCCAGAAGCCCACAAGCCGTCGTCGGGAGGTTCCGATGGGCTCCCCTTCTGAGTTGCAGTCACTGACGGACCAACTCCTTCCGGGGCTTGTCCGCGAGATCGGCTCAACACAGGACGAGATCATCCGGTCACGGAAAAGATTGCAGCGGGTTCCACCGGCACTGTTGCAGCCCCCCAGTAAGGCTGCGCTGGATCAAGCTGTCGCGAACTTGGAGAAGGCGTCCGATCAAATACTCGCGTGTCTCCATTCCCTGTCGAGACAGTACCCGGGCAAGATGGAAGATGGCTAGGCGCAAGTCGCCAGAGCGCGAGGTGTCAAAGGCCATCGTGGAATTCCTGCACATGGTCGGGTGCAGCGCCGTGTACTCAACCGAGCAAGGGTATCGCCCACAGAAGGGCGGGACTAGGACGAGCCCGGGGATACCAGACTTGATAGTCTTCGGTACGCCCGAGCTTCCGTTCTTCTTTATCGAGGTGAAGGCGGGGAAGGGTAGGCTTCGGCCATCGCAGGTTGATTTCCAACTTGAATGCTCCTTAGGCGGCGTACCTCATCTGGTGGCGTGGGACGTTCGTGACGTTTTCGACTTCATGCAGCAGCACGGCGCGATTGAAGGCGTAATCAATTGAGCGGGTTCATCCTGCTATCACGCGCACTCCTGGAGAACGATTTATGGAGAGCCAACTCTGACCTAGTGCGGCTCTTTCTTTATCTATGCTTGAGCGCAAACTTTGGAAATAAGGAGTACAACTACTCTCTAGGCGATTCCAAGGTGACGGTCGGTAAGGGGGAGTTCCTTCGGAGTCTCCGCAAGATCGCTGAAGACTGCTCGTACATCGGCAACAACAAGCTGATTACATGGTCAACTTCCAGAGTGGCTTCGATGCTTAAAGACCTTGAAGACGATGGCCGTATCGAAGTAGTCAGCAATACTTCGGGGCTTGGGACACTCATCCGAATTGTGAATTACGAGTCGTACCAAGACTTTTCGAGTTATTCTGGGAAGAAACCGAAGAGGCTTAGAACGGGCTCAGCACAGGTCCAGCACAATAGTAAACAGTTAAACAAAGAAAAAGCTATCATCCCTGACCCGGACAAGGCAGTTCGGGCAGGGCCTGTGAGTGAGTTGTGGGGAGTTTGGCTTGAGGAGTTGAGCCCC